TTGAAATACAATGCTTGAAATCCTCATAACCGGCTTCCTTCTGTTTGTGGCTTATGTCATCTATCACCACAACCGCTACACCTACGGCCACTGCAACGGCATACCGGCGCGGAAGCATTGGGCATCTGGAGTGGTTGAGATGAAGTTGGAGCAGGAATGGGTCGTGATGTCCCGGAAATATTGGAAGGAGTTTACAGCGTATAAAGACCTTGAAAAGTGAGAATTTGGTTAAATGACTGGAAAGGCCGCTTGAATTTTGAGCGGTTTTTTTATTTCCCTTCCATTATTTCTCTGGCATATCCACCTTGTTATACTTGCTAACCAATCGCCTAAACTGGTCCACAAATTGACCTAAAATATAGATCAGGATTGCATCGGTTGTGTCTATCTTCCCAAATTTGTAAAGCCATCCAACTCCAATAAGAAGCCCGACAAGGATTGCGCTTGTTAAAAGGAAGGAGATAAACTGAATTGTTCTTTGCCAATCCCACATTCCACAAAAATATCTTATATTTGCATGGCTTCCAATAGGAAGCAACCAACGGACTAGGTTGGACAAGAAACTGGGAGAAATCCCATAACACGGCCCTGAATTGGCGTAGCTAGTCCCTGCGTTGATTTGGGGCTTTTGTTTTTAAGATGGATAAGTATTTAAAATTTGTTGAAGCAGGGCTAAGAGTTTCTAAGGATGGAGTAGTCTACGGCAAAAGAGGGAAAGAAAGAGTATTATTCACCAACAATTCAGGTTATTCAATAACCCATTTTCTATATAAGGGGAATCCCATAAACGTCTTGGTGCATCGACTTGTCGCAATGGCATTTATCCAAAATCCATTGGGTCTTTCTCAGGTAAACCATATCAACGGGATAAAATCCGACAATCGAGTGGAAAATTTAGAATGGTGCTCTGTGAGCCAAAACATACGTCACAGATTTTCATCTGGCATAACATCTTTGCAATCGCAATCTCGTCCTTCTTTACAAAATGGAAGATGCAGGAAGGTGCACCAAATTAAAAATGGGGTAATTATTGATACATTCCCTTACATGGTGGCTGCCGCACAAGCTGTTGGCGGCACAGCCTCGTGCATTAGAAATGTTTGTGCTGGTAGGGCTTCATCGCACAAGGGCTTTCAATGGGAGTACGCTTGATCCTTTTGCCTGTTATGTCGGAGTTGAATTTCATGGCTTCACAATCAACAATCCTTTTGCATTTGGGACCCACCTTGAGTCTGCATGAAGCCATCGCGGGGTCGCAGAAATGTCCTCTACGGCCCTGATAGACGTTTTGGCAATTACCTCTTCCTGGTTATCCAAAAGCCACTTGTATAGCTCCTCAACAGTCATATCCGGACTATCAAAGTCGGTGGCGTTCATTTTGTAGGAATGCTGGCTCCACGGATTGAAAGACGGTGCGTCGGGCGTTCTCAGGCCCCGCCAGAAATGTACGGGGTTCTTGGTGTGCCAGTTGTTTACAACAAGGCGCACTCCTGTCCGGGTCCGGAGCCACTGCATTGCCTCAACTTGCTCCCTGACCAGAAACCACGTAGAATTTGCGCCCCACTTTTGATAGGTGGACCGGCTTACAAATTCTTGGATGTCAAAGTTGGTTGTGAGATTGCCCATTAGTCCACAAAATAATGGGTTTGGTCGAAAACTGCAAAATGGATTTATTGGGAAGGGGTAGGTTTGGGGAATGGAAAATACTTATACTCCAATCATTGTAGACCTTGTTTACACCAATTTTGAATCCAATCTTTTAAAGCAAGATGGGAAGAAAATAGATATGGGGAAATTATCTATCACCGCAATTTTGGCAACCCAAAAGGACGTTGAGGGAATAATCAATCAACTGGAAATCATCAAACATTGTTTTAAGAAGTAATGAAACAAATCCTTCTAACCCTAATCGACCGCCTATTCCCCGCCAAGTGCAAGCATGAGTGGGAGGATAAATATATGGTTTCGGTAAAAAATGAGATTGGTCAAGTATATAAGACAAGAGTAACTTTGGCTTGCAAACATTGTGGTGAGATTAAACAGATGAGTTTATGACAAAAATCAAATTTATTGCTGTCCCAATCCGTATCGGGAAAGCAGCAGCCCTAAATCAATGGCTTGACGGCTTTTGTGAAATCCACGACATTGATAGAGACAAAGTCAATGTCGTAATGGCTGGGAAATCTGCTGTGCTAAGAATTACGATTGCCAGTTTAGAGCATATCAAACTTTTGTCGGACGGGTTGAAGGATGTGGTGGAGAAGGCGCCTACCTCAACCCCGCAAAATACTCAACCGACCTCCTGACCCTTTTCCATCGTCCCCGCCTTCCTTCTTCGACAAACAAAAAGCTGTCCGCCTGTATAGCCACCGGAAAAACATAGTTCATGTCCCGGATTAGATATGCCTGTTCCCGTTCCTGGGCCCGGAGCCTGTCCTGAAGCTGTAATGTCAGCAACGCAAGCGAATCAAACTCCGCACGAGATACGGGCCTTTCAGATGGGATATGAACCGTCGGGCCGGTGCAGGCGGTGGTTAATAATAATAATACGAACGCAATCTTTTTCATTTTTTGAACCCTAAATAAACCCCAACAATATGCCAAACTTTTGCCCATCCCTTCCTTTTGAGGCCCTCCACGGCCTCCCGCTTCAACACGGGCTTGACCTGCGTGTCCCATTCGGGTTTACGAACGTCCCTGAGTCGCTTGTAGGTGTCGAGCATGGCATTTAAGATACGCCAGCCGAGAAGCAATAGCCATCCATGGGTGAATAGCCATTGCTCCCAATCGGGGAAGTCCGGTTTGATCTGAAGAAAAACGGCCCCGGCTCTAATTCCCCAGAAAACAGACTGATCCTGAAGGGTATGAATGTAGTCTTCTTTTAGGTTACAAAAAAACCGGGTCGGCATTACTCCTCTGTCTTGCGGTGGTAGTACAAGGTGTCGGGTGTCGCAGTTTTCCATCCGGGTAGTCCGAAGATGTAGGCGATGGCTTGGGCTCCGGTGATTTCATGTCCCTGAACTCTTTTGTTTCCAAGCAAGCCAGTCAGCCTTTCTTCCATGGCAAAACCATTAATTCGGAAAGTTGTTTCAATTTTCCAGCCTTTTGAGGACATTTCCCCTGGTAATTGCCGGTTATCCATCCCGATTGCAAACCCCTCTGAGGTCATCAGGGCGTGGCACAAAGAATCCCCGTGCTTAACCAGCAAACACGGAATCCGCTCGATACGGGTATAAAGTCCGAAAAAGGACCTGACGGGCCGCTGGATAATGCGCACATCCCACGGCTTTGGGCTGTTATGCTTCATTTTCGTTTGGCTCAATAAGGACGACAATAATCTTTTCCAGCAAAGCGGGTGCAATCGTTCCGGTTTCGTTGGAGATGTCAATCATTTTCAGATCGAGGTCCTCTGTTTCCTGCAAGGCTTCCCAGCGGGTCGAAACGGCGGCATCGGCTTTTTGGGACATTGCCACAAACTCTTGGTAGGCGATGTCTTTGGCCCCGTCTTTCAAGGCATCCATCTCCTTTTGAACTTCTTCGGAAAACCTCTTCCCGATCCATTTAAGCCTATCAAGATTGCGGGCAACCCGGTAAGCGGTAGTGTGCGACAGCTCCTTAGCTGCAAGCTCTCTGAGGCCAAAATACAACTTGGCGGCTTCTAAAATCTGTAACTTCATGTGTAAAAAATTTCTGCAATTATACATTAAATCTTCCAAGGTTGTCAGCCCACTCAATCTTGGCCTCGACGAATTGATTGATAACAACCGGCTGCCCCATCAGCATAATGAAGAAGTCAAATTCAGACATTATCCCGCCCTCATCAACAAGCTGGCCCTGCTGGTTCACCATCTGGTCTTTGGTGGCCCTTAGCGTGTACCATTTGGCCGGCATGGGATGGGCGGTTTTGACCTCGTCTTTGATGAAGTAGTGGTCAATCCGGATGCGAAGTCCGACCCCGAATCCGAACTCTGGATCAGCGTCGACAACAAGGCCGGAAAAAGAGGCTTCCCGAAGGATATTGCTATCAATGGGGTGTATGGAGATTTCGATTGGAGTCATAGTTTTTATACGTTTCTACCTAAAGCAGTTTGAAATGCGTTCACTAAAATCAAGGCTATACGGGCCTGTTCGTCGGTAAGGCCTTTCCCGCCAGCACCGAAAGAGATTTGCTGAGTTGAAGCAAAATCCCTGCCCGTAGCCCCGTTTCTTGTCCCGTAGTAGAGGTTTCGGTTTGGCCTCGTAGTTGATGCCACGGTTATTGTTCTGTTAAGCCGATCCCGAATCCACAACTGCATAATGTTGGATGCCTGCCTGTTTGCAAGCCATGCCCCTTGGGTATTGGTTATCCCCAAAGCAAAAGCCGCTCCCGCAGCGGTCGCATTCAGGGTTCCGTTCCCGTTAAAAGCTGTGCGTGAAGCATTTATCTGGTGGAGATTGGTCCCGTCGCCCGCTCCAAATAATACGGTTGCGGCGCCAGAATCCGTCCGGGTGTAAACCATTAGACTTGCATCATTGAGAAGCCCTGCCGTTGATGGGTTGTATCCAAAGTCGGCATAATTGGGCGTAGGATTTGATGCAAATGCGGGTGTCATTCCCGTCGAAGCGTGCGTCCATGTGCCAAAAAAAGTGGTATTGTATGCGTTCTTCATATCCAAGGCATGAGTCGCCGACAAGCCGCCGACTATCGGGTGTATAAAGTCCCATTCATCCCAAATCCCATTCACCACCAGTCCCCATGTAAGGGCGTTGAGAGCATTGATAACAGGAACAGTCGGCTCGTATCCAGCAACGTCAAGCCGGTTTAGAAAAGACAGGCAAAAAGGATGAATGTTATCCGGAATAAACGTCGAGGTGGTCCCCACGACTACCGTTCCTGATCCGCTTATGGCTGTGAGTGGCATGATTTTATCAATTCAAATAATGCGCATAAACCTGAGTTGCCGTAATGGTATTTGAGGCGCTTGCTGACCCCCATTCGGCCTGAACATCAAACGAAACAGTTGAAGTCATGTTGATGGCACCGGGAACGGCAGGAATATCAAAGCCAGAATCATGCCCGCTTGTAGTCTCAAAATAAGCCGAACCGCCCGCCCGAACCGTTCCGGAAGCCCCGGTAGTGATGCAAACTATCGTGGCGTTAATTTCCCAATATTTTGAGGACATGGACCCTGAATGGAGGAGAGGAATAGTCGCCACCGTAACGCCCCCAATGATAATAAGAATATCGACGTTGTTTGATCCACTATTTGTCCCCCATTCCCCAGATGCAAATACTTTGATGGTTTTCCCAACCCCAAAGAATCCGGACGGCAGGGTGGTTGAGCCTGTGACTGAGCCGATGATGGAAGTGGGGTCCGTATCATTTGTTACCGCCGCAGCAGGAGTAGTGACAGAAAATATCCCCAAAGCCGTCAGGTCCGAGGACTTGGTTAGGTTCCCGGATGAATCCGATACCACCACGCCAGAAGAAGACCCGGTGGCAAAGTCAGGGTTGCGGTCAAGGGTAATGAATTTGGTTACCGCTGAGTCTTTGTAGAAAAGCAGGGATGTATTGGTGGGAGAACCAGTATTCATCCACATTGCCCCGTTTGTTGTCAGGGTTGGCGTAACCCCGGACATTGGAACAAAGATGGCGTGAGGAATAGATGCCGTCGCCCCGGAAATGTGCATTAAAGCCGTTGGCGTTGTAAGGCCGATACCCACCAGTCCCGCCGTTACCAGCAAGGCATAGTTGTTTGTTCCGCCCGATGCCGTTAGGGACAAGGCGATGTTGGTGGTCCCTCCAGTAGCCGTCGAAGAAAGCCCGACATTAGTAGAAGTTCCGCCCGTATGGGTATTAGAAAAAGACCCAGCAGTCGTAGTTTGGCCTGCCGTCCCATTCGCCCCCGACAATCCCACCGAAAAAAGCGTCTGAGCGTTTGATGCCGCAGCGGTCGACGTTGAGGATAACCGGAAGGCCGTCGCCCCCGCCAAGGTGTTCCATTGCCATTCCTGAGCGAAATTCCCGTTCCCGGTGATGGTATTGCTTCCTGTTGCAGAGGTCAAAGCCGACAACGCCGTAGAACCGCCTCCTCCGCCCGTTACCCAACTCAGCACTCCAGACCCGTTCGTTTGAAGCACCTGTCCGGAAGTCCCGTCTGCCGTTGGCAGCGTGTACGTTACCGATGCCGAGGCCACTCCGGATTGGATGGTGGTGGTATTGGCGTTGGTTCCGTTGCGAAAAACAATCGCCCCCGCAATCGAAGAGGCCGTACCCAAAGTCAGGGCCGATGCCCCCGTGGCGACAAGGCCGACGAAAGTACCGACGCCGGAATCATTTAGGGTAGCGGCGGAGTTTTGAATAAGCTTCCCAGTGGTGCCATCAAACCTCGTAAAAGCATTGTCAGTAGCCGATCCTGGCCCCACCACATCCCCCGTTCCCGCTACGTTGGCCCACGAAGGAAGTCCGGACGCCAAAGTCAATACCTGACCATTCGAGCCAACCCCAAGCCTTGTGAACAGGCCGCCAGAATTTCGGTAGTAAATATCCCCCGTCGCATCCGAGCCTACGTTAATTACGGGGGAAGTCAGGGTTTTGTTTGTTAATGCCTGAGTGGTGGCCTCCCCAACGAATGTGTCGCTCGAATCAGGAACAATCCACGAAACAGCACCGGTCAGTAAAGAAATATCAAAGACAAGGCTCGATGAGGGCGATGTAGCGTCGTCGGCTATAAAGAAATTCGCAGCCGTAACCCACAGGTCCGACCCGTCAGTTATCATGCGGGCAAACCCGTCAAAAGCCCCAGCGTTGTTCCACTGAATTTCCCCGCTTGAACCTCCCGGAGTTCCGCCACCGCCACTTGATGTAAGCACCCCAGACCCAGACAAAGAAAGGCCAGAGCCAATCGTTATTTGCTGAATATCCCCTGAGCCCGCACCCCAACGACCAAGTAAGATTGCCGTTGATACATTCTGCATCTTAGCAAATGATACGGCATCGTTGGCTATGGTCATTACCCCGTCCTTATCCAAAGACCCGTCACCGGACATTGGAACCCCCACAGCCGCATTGGCGTCGCTTCCAACAAAGATGTAGGCTTCTGTCAGGGTATCATCAAGCTTATTTGCCAAAGCATCTGTAAGCCCAAAGACCTGACTCTGCGCAATCGTCGGAATATCTCCCGCAACCAGAGTGTCCCAGACGGGGGCCGTTGCCGTGCCCAATGTTGACAAAGACCGTAGAAATTTGCGGGTATTGGTGGTGTCCCCGGCAAGCCTTGTTGGCGACCCTAATGCTGCCCCGTAGATAATGTCCCCCAAAGTAGTCATCGGGTTTGTCAGGGAACTGATGGTGGCGTATTCAAGCTCTGTTCCGCCAGCATTTACCCTCAAAACCTGCAAGGCCGACCCAAGCGTGGTAAGGCCCGTACCACCATAAGCAATCTGAATCGTATTCCCCTGCCATGTGGTTGATGTAATTGGCGAGGTTACCCTTATGCGGGATGTGGCATCGTCGTAGCTTAGATTCGTCCCAAGGGTTACAAACCTTGCCGCTGCCGAGCTCTGGTCCCAAAAGAAAAAGGCATCTGCCGCCGGGGCAGATAAAACCGTTTGAGTGCCACCATAGGCCAGTGCCACGGGATCAGCCTCCCATGCACCCTGCACCACCGACCCAACGATCAGATCAGACCCAATCGTTACATCCGTTGCCGTCCCGCCAATAAGCAAAGACCCCGCAGAATCAATACCAAAACCCGTCGAGAAATTCAGGGTTCCGGTCATTGTGTCCCCGGCCTTTAGCACATACAAAGACAGATCCGGAGCCGATGGAAGGGTCGCCCATTCCAAAGCCGTAGCCCCGGCGTTCACCCTCAAATATTGCAGGGCCGTACCGATGGCAGTCAGGCCCGTGCCGCCTTTTGTAGTTGATATGGCCGTGGCGTTCCAGACTCCGGTGGTAAAGGCATTGCCCGTAAGCACGGCCTGACCAATATTTACCTGAGTGGCCCCCGTGCCAAGGTTTAGGACCCCCGTTGAGGTAAGGCCCAGTCCGGTGCCGAAAGTAATGTTGCCCGTCATTGTGCCTCCCGCAAGCAAGAGGTAGGTATTGAACTTGGCAATCAGGTCGGTTTGGTCGTTGATGTTGCCAACCCCGCCACCCCATAGCCACGAAGTCGCCGTCCCAGAGGGTGCGGTTTCAAACAGGAATGGTTGGTACAAGTTGATGATTTCAACCGGGACGTTGGTGTTTAGCTGCGCATTGTCAACCAGAAGAGTGAGCAGGCGAAGGCGTAGTTCCTCGGTTTGGTTGGTGTCTGCCGATCCCTCTAAAAGCTGGTTGTACCAGACTATGTTGTTGATCTGCTGCTGACCAGAGCGACCCGCAGCCCTTTCGGTGCGCAGGAGTGCCCTTTGCTCGGCAATCTTCTCGATTGCGGCATTGGTGTAGGCTTCAAGGTTGTCTAAGTAATTTGCCATATCAACAGTTACATAGGCATGAAGGATCATTGCATAGCGTCACAAGCTCGTCAATCTGAGCCTGCGCCTCCGTGTAAATATCCTCCGTGGATTCAACATTAGGAACAAGGGATGGAATGCACGTACTGAGCGTTGCTGCCGTCCCTATAAACATTGCATTCTTTTCAAGCCACTCCTCCTGAGAACAATTGCTTGGAAACTTGTTATTTAGCCGCCTCAAAGCATCGTAAACACAATTGGATTCGTTTACGTTCATCCATACCGGAAGCTGCCCCAGTGCCCCGCTTGACTGAGCAAGGTCAATGAAAGCGTCCCAGTCGTAGCCTTCATCCAAAAGCTCCACCCAATTAAGGGAATTATCCACCACAAGTTCCACAAGCTGAATAACTCTGTCTGCCCCACCACTTAGGTTGGCAAACGTGCGTGTGGACTGAGAGGGCGGAACGCGGATAAGGGAAATGTCTGAAAACGGCAAAAACCGGTACATAAACCAGATATTCACCTCGCTTTCTTCGGGCCTGGTCAGTGTTCCAGAGCCCGGAGGCGCAAAACCACCCGGACTTTCTGGATATGTTCCGGTGGCGTCGGCGACGGTGAAAGCCGTGTTGTCGGCAGAAATTGAAGTGACAGAAGGAATAATGCGAAGGTCAGAATACGGCATCAGCTTCCAAAGTTATTTTGTGCTTTCTCCAAAAGTTGCTCCACCCTGACTCCGTCGTTTAGGGCCTCGCTCACCACAATATCGGCATAAATAGCCAGCATTTGCGTTGCCGTCCGGTCCGGACCGCTGTTGGTCCGCTCCCCGGCCTGAGCCACGGCAAGATAAGCGTTTGTCAAAAGTTCTGCGGCAGTCATGGGCAAAGTCTATTGGCTACAAATGTAAAGAAAAAAGCCGCGTATTATTACACGGCTTTTATCAACTTATCGACGATTTCCTGTCGCTCGCAGCACGAGGCTATCAACTCGTCTATTTCTTTTGGGACAACAGCCCTTTCATCTCCCACCTCCACAATATCGGGGTTCAGTGGTTCATTGATATGGGGCAGGATGTCAACCCAGCACTCGTCAAATCCCCCGTCAATAATGGCCTGAGCCAAGACGGGTCCACAGAACAGGATAATAGGCCCTTTGTTCTCTGCCCACCATAAAGCCCTCCCGACAAGGTCGGAAAGACTTTCTTTGGTGATGACAAAGTTGTTTGGGACGGTTTGGTGTCCGGTGGTATCAAGCATTATTCCCCAACTTTAGCGGATTTTGCCCCGGACTTACTCGTCTTGGAAAGCTCATCAAGGTAGGTGGCAAGGGCTTTGTAGCCGTCGCTGCCATCAATCTTTTTCTTGATATACAACACGCGCTCCTCTTCGTTTACAAACGTCGGGATTGGCTCCTCAAACTTGAAAAACACCTTCCCGTTGTCGGTCCGGATTGCCTCAAAGTCTGTCAGCTTCACCTTACCGCTTTTGATGGCGCCAACAAACTGGTCAACCTCAATGGCATTGTCAAGGTCTGCAAAGATTTTGCGCATCCTGTCGTAGCCACCAACTTCTTTGACCTTGTTGACAAGGTAAGCCCGTGCCCCTGGTGTGGACTTGGCAAGCGTTGGTTGATTGAAGAATTTGTACCCGCGGAAATTGTCGGACATCAAAATTTGCAGATGGCCCTCCTGAACTTCGCGAATCTTGTCGTTGACCTCCTGTTCCCGCTCCCACGCATCGTACACATCCACGCCCTGAAGATCAGGGTTCTTGAACTCAAATGTCCAATTCCTGCGCAGCACCATATTAGCAATAACATTCTTGCGGGTCACTTCCTTCCCGTCCTGCCTTAGCTTTGATATTGTGGCAAGGATGTCCTGACGGCATTGTGGGTGCAACTGAAGCACCAGCCAATCAATTTGGTCCTCTTGGTTGTCGCCACGAAAGGTCTGAACGCCAAAGTTGTTGAACTGGCGACGACGGAACCTTGGCATATTGTTTCCGTGCCAGCCCGCATGAAAGCCAAGCAATACCTTTTGAGCATTCCATGTAATGTCCCATGATTTTATCAGTCCGATAACGCCGAGCCTTTGCTCCACGCCGGAAGATATAACCTTGTTTTTGTCAAGGGACGAGCCTTTCTGAACGTGAACCTTCGTAAAAAAGGTTGGGTTGATCGTCACTTGCTTTACTTCTCCCGGACTTAAAATGTCAAGGAGGCTTTTGTCTGTCGCTTTCGCATCGTACAATTCCGATGGGAGGTCATTGACCTTTACCACCATGGTAGTTAAGCTTTGCATTTTTTTGTTTGTTAAAAGGTAAATAAAAAAGCAGGGGACACCGCGCCCCCTGCTTTGAAGAAAACATTTTTAGGCAGGTGCCCCAAAGTAGAGCTTGTTTGCAAGCATCGTTTGAACGGCAATGTCCTTACCCATGGTCATGTAGAACTCTTCTTTTTGAAGGTTCTCAGGATTGACGTTATAAACCCTTGTTTTGAGTTTCTGACCGCCAATCATTTGAGGAGATTCCTTCTGAAGAATCCGTACCATCGGAGCAGTAACGGAGAAAGAAGTGTTGGACATTCCTTTCTGCAAAGCATACTGCTGGTCAGGGATAATGATGAAGGCATTATTCCAGTAGGCAGCGGTTTGCACGCCGTCAGAGTTCAATGGCGAATACATTTCCTTGTGTGACCACTCAGAGGCATTCATCAAATCAAACTCCCTTACGCCCAAGATAAACCGGCCCAAAGTCCGCTTAATCTGGTTGCGCTCACTGTTTTGGATGCCCTCCCCGGAGATATACTGGATAGCCCCGTTGGTAAGAGCGGCAAAGTTGTTGCGCTGCAAGGTATTGACCGCGTTTGCACCACCCCAGAAATTGACCTTAGACCCCGCCTGAACAGCGTCAAGCTGATCGGAGATGTCATAAAAGTCATCAAAGGTCATTGTGCCAGCGGCAAAAGTGTCGCTGATGCCGTATGTCTGAGCGGCGGAAACGTACCCTTGAGTAGTCGCCTTCCCGTTCAAAGTTTCGCCCCGGCTAACGGTGGCAATGGCAGAAGTTTCAAGGTAAGAAGTCAGGATTGCATCCGAGAAAATCTTGGCGGCAAGGTAGGTCTGACCCTCAAACTTGAACTCAAAAGACTGGTTGTAAGCAGCCGGATTGATTGTGGCCGAGCTGGTCAGTTGGTACTGCCATGTTACGCCATAACGGGACCAGCCACGAACCGATCCACCAGGAAAGCTGTCGCCATACGCAAACGCAGAGGCTTGTGGCTTCAAAACGTCACCAGAGGCCACCAGCGTATTCAGCACCGCAGTTGATGTGGATTTGAATTTGATGGTGTGTGTGCTTGAGGCGGGGTCAAATACGGGAGCCTCGGAAACAATCAACTGAGTGGACGGAACCGCCCCTTCAAAGATTTTACCGATAGTACCGTAGTTGTAGAAGTAGTCTGACCCGTTGTTGTCAAAGGAATTGGCAACAACAGTAACAGTGATTTCAGCACCGGCAGATGCACCACCAGTAGTGGAAACAACCGTAAGGGTGTTGAGGACAGAGTTTTGCTCTGTATGGAAGATGTTGTTGGTATCGACGGCAACGCCTACGAATCCACCATTATCAACCTGATTAGCCATGAACCCATTTTCGATGGGGGCACGGTCTTCGTACTGGTCCAGAAGGACTGGCCAGAACTGACGGGTTTGCGACGTTGAGTCAGCAAAACCAGCAAGAACCTGAGAGATGTCGGGGGTTGAACCACTACCGGCACCAACAGGACCAAATAATGCAGCCATTGTTGTGTAAAAGTTTTTTATTATTGAACCATTCGGACATCACTGAAAGGAGAGACATAGACCTGTTTTGCATTTGGGTCCTCACTCCTTACCCCTCCATTGTCCTTATTATGAAGAGTTTTGTTGGCAAGACTCGCTTCCAAAGCCTCCCGTGCTTCTTTTGGAGCCACCCTTTTTGCCGCTTCAACCATCGGTTTTAGCGCCTCAAGGGTTTTCTTCAAAAGAAGAGCGTCGTGCATCGCCTGAACGTCGGGCACGAAACCTTTTTCACCGTCAACCTTGAAAATGGCATTGCCATTATTAAACATTTCCGTCACCTCAGCATCGCTTACAACAGGTAGCTGAAACCCCTCTAAAGGGATGTCAACTTGTGGAACCACTTTCCCGGCAAGTCCGGCGTTGAGTTCTTCCGTGAGGAAAGCTATTTGAGCCTCCACATCCGGCGCCGACTGTTCTTGCCCCTTACTTTGCAAAGCGCTCTGCTTGGCCGCTTCAATCTTAGCCTCCAAATCAGACTTCTGTTGCGAAATTTCAGCCCTTCGGCCATCGGCCTTGAACTTAATCTCGCCCCATTCGTCTTCGGGTAACCCCAGATTTTCGGGTATATCAAAATCCGCGTCAGGGAATTGTTTAATAATTTCTTTCCTCAACAAGCTTTCGCTGTTAAGCCATGGTTTTTCAGCCTGCAACGTCTCCTTAAACAAGTCAACGTCGGACAGAGATGCGGGGTCTGTATCCAGCAAACGCCTGTTTTCAGGGTTCTCCATAATGGATACATAGTCCTCTGGAAGCTGATACACTACCTCCTTAACCGGCTCCCGGCTTTCAAGGTCGGTGACTTTCTGCTTCCACTCCTCAAGCTCCTTTGCAAGAGATTCGGGGTCAACGGTTTGCGCCCCCTCCGCTGCTGCTTCCTGCCCCACTTCGGCAGGCTTGTCAGGGTCTACAAATGCCACGTCCGAAAACGGGCTTTGATATTCCTGGCCTTTCTCGACTACTTCTTCGTTATTCTCCATAAATCAATGCTAATTCTCGTTGAATCTTTGGCAAAGCTACATCAGGGGATTCTTTTTCCAAAACCTTCTCAGCCCATTTCTCCATGATGGCCCCGACGGTCTTTAGTTTCTCCAGATTCTCTTTGCCCTTTTGTGCCTGTTCATTGCTTGCCTGTTGCTGCATGGCATTGGCCTCAATGTCGGCTTGCTTGGCCTTGGCCGCCCGAATTTCGCCCCGACGTTCCTTAATTGCCAGATACGCTTGCGCCTGTTTTAAGTTGTCAATCCATTGCAGGTAAACGTAGTCTGACATGGTGATGGTCTTGGCCTGCATGGCCGTGTCAGCAATAGCGTATAGCTTCTGCCACATTTCATCGGTAGGCAATACCTCCGCTTGCAGGTTAGGAATAAGGCGGGTGGTGATGTATTCTCCGTCAAGGTCTCCTTCCCTTTCCGGATTGCCCGAAAGCACGTCAAACGGCCTTCCTTCAACAACGCCCGAAGCCCCGTTGATAAGAATGTCGTACATGAGGTTCTCCCATAGCCTTTCAATCAGGTCCACCTTAGCCGAAACAAGTCCGGACAAAATGTTGTCGCTTCCCGCCAAAGCAAGCTGGGTAAGCCCTTTGCCCTGGTCGGCGGTGGGTGCCATGCCTGACTCGACGTTGACAATACCCAAGGTATCCCGAATCAGGTTGAGTTGCTGAAGAAGCATGGTCCAGAGCATCTGAAGGTTTGCGGCCCCTTCGTTGCCCACAATCTTAAACGCATCTCCAAAGCTGGATTGAAATAGCCCTTGCAGATTTGAGCTGTCCCCAATAATCTGTCCCTTCTGAATAGCGGTGGTAAGGAAGTCATCGGCGGATATGGGGTCGCCTCCGTCCTTGGTAATAATTTCAGCAAGAGCCTTTTGGTCAATAACAACGAGCCACGGAATAAACTCCCTTGTGTATGTTTTGATTTTCTTAAAGGTATCCTCAGCAGCGTCGATATGAGGACGGGCCACGTCGATAAAGGACTTGGTTAAGCCCTGAATCATATTGGGGGTGGTCCAAAGGAAGCTGCCATACACCTTTGCGGCGTTCACCTTTGCGGCATCCTTCTTGTTTGTTACCAGCGGTTGAGAAATCCTGTCCTTTATGCCGTAGTCAAAAATAACGTCGGTTCCGCATACATACGAGCCGCCAATAAGGTTTTGCACGTCTGCCCTGCGCACTACGTCCGGGTCGCCGTCCTTTGGCTTAAAGCCGTAGTATTGCTTGCCGTTGCGGATGTTGGTGTAGTGGGTGTCAGTGGTGTAAAACTCAAAGTCCATCAAAAGGACGTAGTTTGAAAACACCGCATTAAGACCCATGGTGGAAAGGCCAAACTGGTCAACATTCCAAAAGAAAATGGAGTTGAAAAACAGGTTGAACATCCCGCCTCTCAGGTTCTTTAGTTTCTCTTCATCCACCTGCCCCTGAGCCATATAGCGCACGTCCTCAACACTCACCATCCTAATGCGGTAAGACCACCAAATATCCCTGCCATCTTCGTAGAACGACGGGGAGTGGCCGGCATTGAGCGGATTGATGTATTCAATCTGACGGCGGTTAAGATTGCGGTTGATGTAATACCCTGACGTTCCGGCAATTACAAGGTCGGTGTCTGAATGTCGTGTCACCACCTCCATTCCGGACTGATTAGAAATATCCGTCAAGGCCATTTCCAGATTCATTTCGGTGGTGAACTGTGGCATCATTCCAGCCTTGATTTCAAGTTCGGTGGTGTCAAGTGGCACGTCCTCTTCTGTGAATCCGAATTGCTCCAGAATCGGCTGAATCTCCGCCCCTTGTTGGGCCATGGACATAAGGTAGGCAAGACGTGCCTTGTATTCACCCCGGTCCTTTTGGGAGAGGCTATCCACCATCGTGATGGACGGCTTTAGCTTGACCCTTTGCAATTTGCCCACAAGGGTTCTTACCACCTGCGGGAGTAGCTGCATATTGGTCTGGTCCGAGCCGGGGATGGTTTGTTGGTCGTTGCCCGTCATCGTGTCGATGGGGGCAATGGAAGACCGGTAGGCTTGGTTTCCCAATGCGTACTGGTAGTTGACGGCGAGTCGGTTGTTTTGCACCCCGCCTACGTTCGTGTATTGGGCAAGGTGTCGGGCCTGAAATTGTCTGGCAATAGCAAGTCCGAAAGAGGAGTCAATCTTTTTCTCCAAAGGGGCAGTCAGGTCCACTTCGGCCATGAAGTCCCCTCCGCCTACGCTGTTGGTTGACGGCCTTGGTGGATTAACTTCTGAAAATTCCCGGTTTGGTGTTGACATGGATTATCTGAAAGTATCTCCGGTGTATCGTTTTCTTGCGAGAATGTTATTATAGGCATCTGACTGATAGGTCCCATAACCACTTCCATATCCAGAAAGAATAGAAGGGCTCCCCCCTTGAGGCTGGACGTTATAGAATTGATAGGAAGGCGTCATTCCCTCTAATGTTTGCGTTCTTTCAGTATCAAGCCTATCTGGAAGTTGATTTATCAGAGAATCGGGAATATCATCTAAGGTTCTTCCTCCTAAGTCAGAATCGGTATTATATCCCTTTTTTGCCAAAGCGTTTGTTTTGTTTTTTAGGCTATTTTCAGAAAGTCCCTGCATCCCATACCCCAATGCTCCGATGCCGCTGGTAAAGGCGTTGTAGTAGTTCTGCATTCCAGCACCCCTTAGCGCCCCAATAGCCTCCTCCTGTTCCTGACGGGCTTGTTCATCCATCCTTGCCTTACCCATCAAGCCCGTGTTGTAGGTGCCCAAACGCCTTTCCTGAGCCTCTTGTCCGGCGGCGTACAACCGACGCTTCTGAGCCCCCTTCTGCTGGTTTAGGCGGGAAAGGATGTTGTATAGGTTAGACGGGCTTACACCCGCTCTTTTGGCTTCCCCAAGGGTTGTGGCAGCGTCTTGATTGATTTCGTCAATGGCTTGGCCGTACCCCGCTACCTGAGCGTTGTTGGCTTGGTTTTGCTGATTAGCCAGCATTTGCTTGTAAGCAAGCGGGACAATGTCGGCAGGACCACCTTTGGCAAGCTCTTTTGCCTGTTTGTTCTGCTGGTATCCCCGATACGCTTGGTATCCGGTTTGGGCAAGTGCTAATGCGGTAATCGGGTCCATATTATTATCATTGAACGGGTGAACGGGTTGCTTTAACTTCGATATAGTTCAACTTGACGAAATTACTTGTACTCCAGACAAAAGTAGATATAAGTAATCGACTTTCCATAATTCTGCCATTCATTACTTCTGCATCGTCGTCTACGCTTGTTTTTATAGCCGCTTCGTAACTCCATTTGCGGGGTATCCACCAGCCCGGCAAGATATAGCTTGAAAGAACGTCGTCGTCTGTACCCTCTGGGGCTTCGGAAGAAAGTTCGGTCTCTATCGGGCTCGGTCCAAATATGACAATCTGATTCCACCGCTTTACCACGGTAGGCTCTACGTTGGTGATTATCGTTAATTCGGGATTTTTAACCTCATCAAAAAACCTATTTGGTTGTGCGCTTAATCCGGAGCCCATCTGCCAAACACGCCCTTGGAGAAAGAAAAACGTCCGGGTCGCAAGGGTGGCACCCCGCTCCGGCCTGATGCTTGGCTCGCCCTGAGCGTAGTCCCGTGCCGGCTGAAAGGTTTTGAACCGCTCCGAAAATACATACCCGCTTGAATTGTTCCCCACCAAAATGGCCTCGTCGGTCACTTGGTCGTAGGTGACAAATACGCTGTCTGAATTGGATAGCTGGTTGCGCAAAAAGTTCATGAACTGATACGTCTCTCCAAGCTGCTCAAGGCCCGCATTGGTGTAGCGAATCCAGTCCCGGATGCCTTCGCTCCAGTAGTACACCGTACCCAAGGGTGTGGCGCAAATGTTCCGTAGCTTTTCTGCCCCGTAATTACCCACCAATGGGCGCTGGGAAGCAAGGTACTTGTCCGACGTGGATACGTTGGCAGACCCGTCCACGTTGGTAAGCTGAATACCGTCGTAGTAGAAGCTGGAAACCCCGTTCTTTCCGATGGCAAGCAACACCCCTGGTTCCCGCTGCGTGGCGCTCGTTCGCACCAGTGCAGTGATGGGGCCGTTTTCCAATGGGGCTTGTCGCAGGTCCAAAGAATTGAACTTGGATAGCCCGTTGATTTGCGTGCCTTGGATAAGGGCGGAAGAGAAAGCAATGCCGTTTTCAACCCTGACCTGCTCCTGCCTTTCATTCACCACGCTTTCCTGACCCTGTTGCGGGTTCCAGTCTTGAGAGTAAATGTCGGTTGGGTTCATTGCAACATACACCCCAAATGTCAGGTTTCCCCTAAACGGGAAAGAAGCGTTGGGGTCGGTTATGTACGAGATGTAGTCTGTTGTGTTTTGAGGCTGGAAGTTGTCAATGTATGGGGTGAACCATGGATTGAAAATCTTCTTAAATCTTGTCAGGTAGGCATCCCCATACAAAGTTCCCGTTGCTGATATTGCCCCGCCTGTGATGTCGGTAAATACGTTTTCGTTCTGATAGTAAATTTCAGAAGCCGTTGTTGTCTTTGTTGTAACCTCGATGCCAAAGTACATCGGGTCCTGATTGAGCGAACTTGCCAGCCCGTAGTTGACCGAAAACGGGAAGTCGGGCTCGTCAAGAATATCCCCCTGAAGTTTGATATACAAGGCATTGTTGACCTGTTTGTCCACCTTGTATTCCCGGCCCTCCCCGTAGTTTGCAAAGTCAAACGGGGCCAGCACCGTACCAAGTTCATAGGCATAGCTGCCAATAATGGTAACATAGGTTTCGTCGCCCTTGACAAAGTTTATGGGGCTTTCTGTGGGAAGAAAAATGGCATACCCCTTGTGAAAAAAGTCAAGGGCTTCGGTGAACGGGCCGCCCGTGTCGGATTGCCGGTAGACCTCCCCCAAGTAGAACCGGGACAAGTAGTCCTGCCCGTTTTCACCTTGATACCAGTACAGAAGTATAGTGGTCATCCTGTGAAACCTAACTACCCTTACCGCCGTGCTTTCCACCACCCGATAATATTTCACCCACGAAGGAACCGTGCCGGTAAGCTCCCAGTCAATCCAATAACTATTGTCCTCCCAGTCCCGGTTTTCATTCTCAGGAACGTCGTTTCCTTCAGATTGGACGGCAAAGTTTTCATAGGTCGGAATAGTGACGGGGACCTGATTGACAACGCCAATGCGCCGGCCCCACTCGTCAAGCAACTCCACCCCAACATTGTAGGTCCCTCCGGGCTTGTGTATCTTATTGACCACCTGCGCATTGATGTTTGCGTCGTAAGTGGCCGCCACCGCTGTTGCCGTAAGGGTCAGGGTGTCCACCGTTGGGTAGTCGATAAGGTAGTTGGACAGGGTTATCCGGTTTTGAGCAATTTCGTTGGACGTTGCCAGAAGCGGGACCGCATCAAAAGGCCGGTCGACAATATCGGAAGATACCGCAACCTTTGGGATAGTAAGCAGGTCGTCAACGACTATGGAGTAGCTGTTCACATCCACGTTGTCAACCGACTTAATAACATACCAAACCCCGTCGTTGCCCTGCCGGTAGAGATACACTATTTGCTTAACAAGATTGAGGTTAAGCAGGTATGCGTTGTATTCGTCCTCTGGAATAGAGATTTGAATTTGCTTGGTGTAATAGCACTCGGTAGAAAACGGGGCTATGGTAGACTCTTCGTCGTTGTCGTAAATGTAGTAGTAGCTGAACTGAAAGGGGATGCCGGTAAAGGTGGTGATGCCGGAATCGGAAAAGTCATTGCTTATGTCTGTTTTGCTCCAGATGTCAACGGTGAGATAGCCTATGCCGTTAAAGAATTTGGCGGCAAGCGGGAGTCCAGGCTGCCGCTTTATCTGCGTTATCATCCACTCCTCAAGCGGACTTGGATAATCCCCGGCGATACCCTTGGCGATGTTGACCATGCGGGGTTGGTTGATGTTGTCGGTCCAATACAGCTTGCCATCAATAATGGCCATGGAAACGTCCGAGTCCTCCTCGAAAGCAAGAATAGACCCCTCGATTACAAGGTCAATGCTTTCGCCTTGTATGCGGTAAATGCCGTGGTCGTCGTTTGAGTTCCATAAGGCAAAGAATACGCTCTGACTCTCGAAATCTTCACGAACACCGATGACAAGGTTATCGCCGGCGGGCAACGGATGGGCTATGGGATATTCAATTTCTAACATCCCATTCACCAAGGTCGTAGCCAAATTGGTGTCCCCCACGGAAGCACCTAAGCGCAGGTTACGCCCTGCCCGTGCCGCGTTAGGCGGAAGGAGGCGGTTATCGAGATCCGGGAGTATGCGATCAATTCTGTGGACCATAAAGCATTTTTCTTTCATACGTCCGCATCCAGCGCGGGCGCATACGTTCAACATCTTCCTTGTCGTACAGCCCCGTGCTTTTCAAGAACTCCATGGCTTTGAGGGCCTGCTGGTATTCGGCCTTGTAGGTCTGCATAATGCTTTCGGTAAGTTCCCGGTTGTTATACAGTTGCCTGATTCTATCAAGCTGCTTTTTACTGTACTCGCTCTGAGCGGCCCGCATCTGTCCGGTTTTGTATATGGTAAAGAACTCATCCAAGTAGGACTGTTCAAGCCCAATCTTCTCTGTAAGCGTCCCCTCCGACAAGGCTTTCTTTGCGACCTCTTTCAAGACCTTGCGCTTCTCAAAGCCCGTCTCGTAGGTGCCTTTTAGCGTTTCAACGGCGTCCACGAAGGTCTTGACATCGCCGGTCTGAATGGCAGCGTCTATCACTTCGTTTGCCCGCTTGCGGCTTTCTTCTTCGGGCTTTAGCAGGGCGCGGGCCTGCTGGATTTTAGCCTTACCCTCTCGCTCCTTGTCTGTAATATTCTTTCTCTTTGCGCTTAGGTATTTATCCAAAGAAGGGGTTATTGGATTGCGAATTGCCATAGAGGCAAGAATATTCAGCATTTGTAGCGCTAAAAGCCTGTCCTTTTCTTCCGGGTCTTTACCCTGCAATAACTCATTGGACACCTTAGCTGTTGAATATGTGCCCCGTAGCAATGTCGCTCCAGTTGAACCAATTGCCGGCACAAGTCGTAGCCAATCTGTCCCCGTGCTTTTGTCTGTAACCGGATTCGTATAAAGCCCCTCATTTGCATATTGGGCCAACTTCTCAACATTCTCTTTTTGCTCAGAATCTTTTAAAGCTGTTTTTGCAATTCCAAGGGACACGGCAATTAAAGCCCTAAAAATAGGCCCATACCTTCCTGTTAGTAACGACAAATTATTCCCAACAAACATACTCCCCAAGTCGTCTGTCCATGTGGACAAAACCTTTTTCGCCTCTTCATCCCAAGGCTCATCATCGTCGTCCGAAATTTCCTTAAATGCTTGGGCAAGCATACTCATACCCACCATATAAACGGCGTTCGATATTTGAACAGATGCAATTCTTTGAGCAGCCTTTACGCGCCCCTCATTTGTCCCCAATGCAAGGTCTTTAAATGCTTGTGCGGTCTTAGTAGCCTCATGAATTGTGTAAGACTGAAGAAACCCAAACATTTTTGCAACCCACTTCTTCTTTGATAATAAAGACTTAGTCCCCTCTGTAAAAGGTACTAATTTGGTATGGCTACTCTGAGCAAACGCAGACGAGGGAACAAACTCTTTACTTAATTCGAGTTGCGAATCCTGTTTGGCAGACAAAATTGCTTTGGCATTGTCGTCTCTGTATGTATTGTCAGGGTCTAAGAAAGCGTCAATATCAAAGTCTTTCCCGGTTTGCTTTTTGAAGGCTTTTTCAAACAAAGTTATCGCGGATACTTTCATCGGCCCAGCATCTCCAAGCCCAATCAATCTGTCGGAAAACTTGCTTAAAGCATCCTTGGAGGATGTAATACTTTCCTGCCCAAGAATGCCTGAAAAGTCCGAAACCGAAGTGAATAATTGCTCTAAAAGATGGTCGTACTTTTGGTCTTTATCAATAAGAATCTCAGTTGCTCTTGTGTATGCAGCCGGGTTCTCAATTGCAAGTCTGGAAAGGTTTGATACAAAATCTGCCAAGAATCTAACCGTGCTAAGTTTTAGGGTTCTGTTAGCCCTAAGAATAGCATCCACCGTTCTTGATACTTGGTCCGACCCTTCTTGTTGAAGGTCGAGCGTCGTAATTAGCCCTTGCTTTATGGCTTCTTCCATAGCCACAAGAAAACGCTGTTGATCGCTGTTTTTCTGACTTCTTGTTGCAAGCCGCGACATTGCTCCGATAGTCGTGCGGACCGGATCTGTAAGATAGTAGTCCCGGAATGTGTCTCTGATATGCGACAATATCATGTTGTCCAAATTGTAGGAAACGTAGTATCTGTCGCCAGTTCGTTTGTTTGTTGCCGCCTGCTTTAATCGGATTGCAGCAGGCGTTTTGCCGCCCAAAATATCCTCAATAAACTGAGCATTAGAAGCATCCTCTACTTCGGATTTTTGACGTACCATCCGATTAGCATATTCCTGCCGAAGCTGAAATATGTCGCCTCTTTTTTCGGTGTTTATACGAACGTAATCTTCTGATTTTGAATAAATCTCGCGAACCGCATCAAGTATCTGCTTTTCTTTTTTCGATAAAGAAGCGACATAGGCTTTGATGTCGACATTGCCATTTCCGTCTTTTGGCATAGACTTCCACGCCCTCTTTATTCTGGCTTTCTCTTTGTCATCAACACGGGCAAAAGAGTCAAGATTCTCGGTAATGTACCGATAGTAGTCTTTCTCTTCGGTTGGCAAATCTTTGTGGTCAATTGTTTCTCCCTTAATAATAGAAGGGTTGGCTTCATAATCCATTTGAATCAAAGCCAATGCTACCCTATCTTTTTGAATTTCATCTGCCCCGGATACGGCTTTGTAGTAATTCGAGGAAAGCACTTTGGCTTGATGAAGCGCCTTGTCAACCGCGTCAATAATTGGCGAAAGAATCTTTTTCCAAATTGGCTTTTTCTTTCCAACGCCAAAAAAGTCATCCCAATAATCTTTATTTTTCAAAAGCAATTGAGCGGTCATTTTGTCTACACTCTTCCACATTGGGCCGCCAAATTTACCTACCAGTTGGTGTAACTGGCTGCGCTTCTCTGTATCGGCCTTGGCTTGCACTACGTCTTTAGAAGCTTCAGCAATGCTTCGGGCTTTTTCAATTAACCCCGCTTGCTTGATAAGGTCGTAAGTAGTGGTATTCAAAAATCCGTTTGACAGCCCAATGATGGCTTTTTGATAAGCATCCAGTTGTCCCGGCGTAAAATCCTGTAAAATAGAAATCGGGATGCGCATCAAGGCATTCCCTGTTTCTTTCTGCAAATCGGTAAGGCCGTCCATGTCAACGTCTGCGGATAGTTGTTTCGCATCGTTAATCATTTTGGTCTTTAATGCCGTTACTTGTTTTTGAACATCTATCTTAGTCCCGTCAAGCAAAGTAGTCTCAGCCTTGTTATAGGACTCTCGAACAAATTCCGCATCGGCTTCTGATATTTCACCTTGCGCAATTAACTTGTTAAGAGTTTTTTCAAGTCCCGAAAGAGCCGTAGACAACTCAAAATAATCTTCAAGAGATTCGATTTTATTTTCCGACAATGAAGCTACCTCTCTAACAAGCTTATCCAACTGATTCCTTGTCGCAGGAGGGTCGATCAGGTCCATAATATCATTATAGACCGCATTCATAACCTTTACGTCGGGAACTCTTTTTTGAGCCAAACCATTTAGCGCTTGTTCGTAGTCTGAAAGCAGATTGGCCGGTATTGCACGGGGATTTATGGCAAGAAACTGCTTGACAAGAGAAGTGTGATTCCCATAGTCTTTGTTGCGCAACTTTCGCTGCATAGAATTTATATCCGATACGCGATCAACATAATTCGCGTCGTCAATAATGTTGTTTACCAATTCAGAAAACTTCTCGTGAGACGCTTTAGTAAACACCTTTGGAATACCATTAAGGATTTGCTGGACCTGCTTAGGAGAAAGTTCGCCTTTTAATGTGGCAATGGCTTCTGAAATAATGTCCTTGATTTTAGTTCGGGTTACATCAGCTCCCGCTACAAACCCAGCTTTCATGCCCTGCGTGGCTCCCTTCTGAAATCCCTCTTGTTTTCCAAAGCCCATACCAATATCAAACGCCTTATTGATAGCCTTTTGAATACGGGCTTTGGTGCTTTGATTTTTTGCCCCAGTTGTACGGTTTATGTCGGCCTTAACGGTCCCTTTTTCATAAGACAAAATTGCATTGGCCGCATCCTCTAACTCCTTGTCGCTATATTCCCCTTTCGCTTTTAACGCTTGTCGGGCCTCATACATGGCGTGCGCACGGGTAATGGCCTTTCCAGCCTCGCGTGCAGCCTTTAATATCCCCGCATAAATATCAAGAAGCAGCAGTGTTGTTGAGTTAAATAAAAAGGGGTCGTTTAATGTTCGTTTTTTTAAGGCGTCCCGAAGCTTGTCTACCGCGTCAATATGACTGTCCAGAATACTATCCTCCATTATGCGGCTTTCCACCGATACAGGCTTAATGCCATATTCGTTTTGTTGCGCCCTGACGTATTCCGCCATTTTAGCCGCTATGGGACTATCGGTATCAAGAAGTTCCGCTTGAGGGCGGGACAAAAGGTCTTGATAGATTTGATTGGCTTGCGTTGCTTTAGTCTTTTCATTTAATGGGGGTAGTCCCATTTGATTAAGATAGTAGGGAAGCTCTTCTTCCAGCGTTTCTTTTGAAAGACCAGCCCCTTCTTCTATTCTTGAAAATACTTCTGCATAGGATGTGATCTTAGGGGCCTCTACCCCTTTTTTTCCCACCACACCCCCCTCCTCCTTCCTCCCCTCCATCCACACCTCCGGGTTGTCAATAAGGTACTGCCGGGCCTCGTCGTAAGACAAGACCTTGCCGGAGGAAACGATGGTGAATTTACATGGGGTTAAGCTCATTTTTTCAGCCTTTGGATTGCTTTTAACATTGACCTAACTTTCTCGTCTTTTATCGAATACCTCTGCCCCGGACCCCATAAAGTATCTGACTTGGAGGGCTCAGGCTGCGGTATGGGCATTGTTCTTAGCGTTTGCTCCGGAACAGCAGGGGCCACATTTGTCGAAGGCTGCATGGGTGCGATGGACTGCGGGACCGGGGTAGGTGCGGGCTGAAACTTGCCCTCTTCTTGCGGCGTGGCAAAGAATGGTTTTTTTTCTGCTTGCCTCTGTCTTGCAAAATCAATAGCCTTCCTACTTATCACATCATCCACGCCTTGCCTCGCAGACGGATTGTATTTGCCAGAAAGTAAGTATGCCACCTCTGATTTTGTCAGGGTCGGCACCATAGTAGGAATCAAAACTTCTTTCCCGCCAATATTCACTCCGATTGATAATTCGGTGGATACCTTGCCGTCAGGCCGCTTAATTTCCCCAAAGAATCCTTTTCCCTTTGGAGTGCCGTCGGGGCGTAGGTTGCCGTTGTTGCGAACTTGCACCAAATTTTCTTGTAAATGAAATCCCGGCCTTTTGGCTACCGTTTTCCAATTAGCCGAATTATTGCCATAGTCTCGTTTTTCTTGGTTTAGCACTACTGGCTGTTGCGGAGCAGGAAATGGTAATGGTTTATGATGCCTTATTCCGGGCGAATCAATATACTGATTCGTCCCCTTCATCTCTAATTGATTTTCTGGAATGTTTAGCCTATATCTTGCCTTGAATTGATTATCCCTAACCCTGTTAGGGTCCGTCGCCCTTTCAATATAATCTTTTTCATAAAAAGCATTTCTTTGGGCCGGCGTCATTTTGACCAACTCATTCCACTTTCCTATTTCATATTTTTGATATTCATGCAACGCCAAACTATCCTGATACGCCCTGAGTCGCGGGTCGTTCGGATTTGAAACGACAATAGGCTTCCTTTGCCGGTCTTGGAGGACCCGCATTGCAGCAAGTGTCGTAGGGTCGGCTGGCGGATAGAGCATTATTTCAAAAGCCTTTGATTAACAAGCCCCACTCCAACGCTGTCGATTTCGGCGATTAGGTCAGCAATTTCTCCCACCGCCTCAAGCTGTGCCTTTGCAAAGTCTTGAAACACGGTTTTGAGCGCCACGCTATCGGCCTTCTGATACGCTTTTTCGTATTGCTTCATCAGGCTCACTTCGGCCTTATATGCCCCGTTTAGCGCATCCTGAATGGTTTCTCCATCAAATTCCACTTCGTCGATTGCCTCCATTTCAAGTTCAAAACCGCAATCATTGGCTATGTTCCTTAGCTTTCGCCAATGGGCCAACTCATTATTAGCTTCGTCGTCAAAGTAGGCGACAAATCCGGTAAGATGCTTTGCGAGGGCGCAAGATGCAGCGTAAAGGTAGAGGTGGTTAGCCGTCAATTCCGCATTGGCAAGTTCTTGTATCAAGTCCCTGTCCGTTTTTCCGACAATAGGCTCTTTCATGGGTTCAAATATACATGAAATTTCATTTGTCGATAAAATGTTGGGAGTGGTCGAAATCCTGCCCTCCACGTGGAACGGGGGCTTGCCTACGGACAATCAATCTCGATAGCCCCTTTCTTTTGCAACCCCCTGAGTATCTTCTCGGCGTTCTTTGCCACCTGCTCGATAACATCAAACTTCTCCGGACCCACCTGTTCTTTCAACGCCGCCCGTGCTTTGCGGCCTTCCTGTCCTTTGGTCTCGAATGCGGCAAGGGGAGAGGGGGCTGGCTGCTGCGCCTTTGTTTGATCGGGGGATTCGGGAGTGGGGGTTAATGGCGATTGGTCAGACTCTCCAGATTCTCGAAGACGAGTAAATCCTTCTTGCTGCTCACGATACGCCCTTTGCCCCTCAGAGACTCTCTCTTGAACGGCTTCCTTCGTTTTTTTAACGCCTTCAAATCCAGCTTTACTACCTTCAAGGTAGATAAATGTTTCAAATCCTTCAGGGGCATCTTCATTGGTATAAGCAATTTTATCTCCGTTAAAATAATCTTCTTTTAATGGCTTTCTTGTGTCTGCGTTGGCATCTAAAAAAGCAACCAAATTCTTTGCATTCGCAATAGCATCGGCACGTGCTTTGCCTGTAAGGTCTTTGTTGTTTACAATTCCCCTTAGCAAATCCTTAGCAGCCTCCAGTCTGTCTATCCCTTTTTGCGTCACCTTCCTTTTGCTGGAAAACTTACCCGATGATGTTGTTTGTGTCAGAACTTTATCCTCCACCTCCCCCACCTCCTGTTGTGTTTCGGGGAGGGGTTGGGGTTCTGGTACGACAAACCCTCGTTCTTCTCTTAATAATTTAATTGCGTTTTCGCTTGTGAGTTCTTGTAGTTTTTTGTTTGAAACTGCCTTTTCAAATGTTTCCAAAGAGGAGTTTGGATTATTTGCAATGGACCAAGTAATATTACTTTCTTCTGGAAGTCCATTTACCCTATCCAAAACTTCTTGAAGTTCAGTATTTGATTTTGAGCCGTCCGCAATAGTTCTTAAAACTTTTGCTTTTAGGCTAATATCTTCTGTATTGTCAAATACTTCTTTCCAGTTTTTGCCTTTGCCAAATGTTGATTTTCTGCTTTTCCAAAAAGATTTTCCCTCTTCTGTTAGGCTTTCCGTTGGCACCAATGGGTGTCCTTCGCTTTGTGCAAAATCATACATAGCGGTCATAATCCCTTTCCTTCGATTCGCCTTGCTTACCTCAATATCATTCCCACTCCAAACCTTCCCGTTTCTTGTTTCAAACAAGGCGCTCCCAACCTCATTGCCACTACTGTCGGCTGCTTTAATATAAAAGTGGCCGGTTTTTTTATCCTTATCTATTACAAGCGTAATTTCATTTCCGTCTTTATCGGTTATTTTCTTTTCTGCCTTATACCACTTTTTGCCGTCTTCTTTAACTTGTACTTCTTGATTCATTTCTGGTTCTACTTCCCCCACAACTTGCTCCTCCTCCACAACCACGCCCTCTTCTTGGTTAAGGCTGGGGGTGGGTTCCTCATCCAACTGCCTTTGCATTTCAGCAAACCTTTCCTGCTTTGCGTTTTCTTTTACCGCATCCACCTTTGCAGAACTTTCCGCTCTTGCAGGCTCGGTCTTGTTGATTGCAATATCCTGCTTTTGCTCCATTGTCATACCAGCCAATTCCTCTTCGGTATATCCAAGTTTCAAAAGAGCTGCATCAAATGGGTTTTGAATTTGGAAGTCCACTTCCGAGACGGACATAGTTGGCATTGGTGCACTCTCCTCCACCATCTGCCTTAATTCGGCTCCCTCCACGGAAACCGGTTCAGACACATCAGCCTGTACTCTTGCCTCGCCCACAGGTAGCTGAGTTCCAGTAGCGCCTGGCGATGGGGATTGAGTAGGTGTTTCATTGGTCCCGATTCTAAACTCCGAAAATGGTCTATTTTCCGTCCCGTTAATTCTGTTTTTAATATAATTTACTACCGTTGTTTGGTCGGCTCCAAAATCAAAAACATGACCATTTGCCCTTAACATATCAGCAATTTGCTCAAATGTTAATCCCCTTTTTATACCAGAGGAAATCGTTCTTTCAATAGATTGCTCTTGAAATTCAGCATCTTCACCTTCTAATAAAATATTAGAGCCATCTGGGTTGTATTTTTTAACTAAAAAAACATTTGAAAAATACGGCTGCTTTCCATTTTCCGCTTGTGCCGTCCCGCCATCTTGGGTTTCAACAGGTGTTTCATAACTCTCAACCGCCAATCTAACCATTTCCCGGTAATTTGGGTCGTCGGGCAGGTCTTCCAAGGTCTGCTGCCCTTCAATTATTTTCCTTGCATCATCCTCAACCGACGCCAGTCGTGCCTCGTCCTGCAACGTACCGTCTTTAAAGGCTTGCAGTTCCTCGTCGGTGGTGGTGACGTATTCGGTGTCTTCCGCCACTGGGGCCGCTTGCTCCTGCTTTGACTTAGCCGCAAATTCTTGCATAAAAGTCCCGCCATCTCTTTTTGAAATGTATTCACCAAGCAAGCCTAAAGTGTTCTCATAATCCGAAATGCCTTGTGCAATTTGATCCTGAGTCAAAACTCGGTTTGTAGATTGTTGTTGATTCCTAAATATTTTGTATTCATTGTAAATCCCTTCCATCAAATCTTTCACCGACTGAACTCCGACCATTTTTCCTTGAGAAACCGACTGGATAAGACTTTTAGCTTCTTGTGGAAGCGCCTGAATGGGGGATACGAATTGGAAGCCCGACCTTTCTTGACCGGCTTTTATTGCATCGTCGCTTTGTTTCGCCTGCTGTTTAACATCCTCTTCTTGTCTTACAGGAACTTCCGGCTTAAACTCAGGTGCTCCTTCTGGTACGTCCTGCGTCGGAATGCCGCCAAGCTGGGTTGGGGGCTGCTGTGGACCCGCATCTTTCTTGCCGCCACCAAAGGCCCTGTTCAACAACCGTCCGCCAGCAACCAGACCAGTACCACCAACAGTGCCACTTACAAAAGACTCTTTCAGCCTTTCCTGCCCTTCGGGACTTGAAAAAATGCGCTCTACATTCTGGCTAAATTGGTCTAAGTTTTTCGACGGGGCAGCCGCCTGAGCAAACATTGAAGTTGCTTCCTGAGCCTGTTCTATGGCGCCTTCGTAAATTCCAACACCTGTGGTAGCAAGACCGCCACGGGCCGCCCTCTGCCAGCTTTTATTGCCAAGTCCTTTCAGTACATTGTCCCTGAGCCACTTATACCCACCCTTGGTTTTGATGGCTTTTGAAATTACTCCGCCCTCAAACTTTTCAAGCAAACCCGTAACCCCGGCAGACAAATATGCAATAACATCCGCATCGTCTCCATCGGCAATAACTTGTTCGGGAGTTCGGTTTGTTTGTTTAGCAATTTCCTCTACCCCCTGAGCGTATTCGCTTGGAAGGGTCTGGGCAAACATGGAATACCCACCTGTCCACGCGGCAGGAAGCATCTGCATACCGGCATCAAGGATAGTGGAAATCGTTGCTTCCGGAACTCTATTCCAGTCGCCCCGCTTAACGGCCTGATATACACTTGGTTCGATGTTGTATATCTCTCTTTCTTTTTGCAGCTTTTCATCAAGGGCGCTGTTCCACCGCATGACGCTTTGCTTGACCTTTTTTTCGTTTTCCTTCGCCTCTTTTTCGCCTTCCCCAAACGTCAACAAGCTCCTTTGCTTTGCGGCCAAAAGCCGTTCGCCTTGGACAATCTTGCTATACATATTGTCAAAGGCAGCACCAGCTTGTTTGCCGAGGTCCTTGGTCTTTTCCCACCACCCACGGCCTTCGTCTCTGCGATCCTGTGCATCCTGGCGGGCCATCTGTTGCTTTTCAGGCGGGAGGTTCATAACCATCCCCCTCGCCACATCGCTTACCGACTGCGCCTTCGGAGGGGCCGTAACCAGCGGAACGGGGGAAACGGGTTTTGGCGGGGCCATGTATTGCTCAAAGAATAGGTCCACCGTGGGAACCACTCCCTTCTCAACCATCTGGTTGGCCACCGCCATAGCGGCCTTCTCGTCGCTCAATAAGCGGCTTTCAAACTCCTTGAAAGAGTATTGCTTAAACGTCCCCGCAGTCTTGGGGTCGGTAATCAACGCCCGATAAATGTCCCGACGGTCGCCCGGTTTTATTTCTTCTTCCATATATCAAGAATGCCTTGCGTTTTTTGAGGTCCACTTCCTGCGTCGCTATCCCGGTCGATAGCAGTCTGAATATCTACGCCATCCTCCTCCGGAATAAAAAGCTTAATTGATGGGTATCTACCCCCTTTTAATTGCTTGCCGTCGGAATCAATCGGGTTGCCATACTCATCGGTATTGGGATACACCACGTCCGCCGTTACTTCATACCCGCTAAGGAATTGGGTCTTGGCAAGTTTGGCCTTATCATTTTTGATGTTCTGGTAAACAACATCGTCAAGTGGCGTATTGGCCGGAACGGTGTAAATAACTTTGCCATTACGGGTAAAGTCAATGGGTTCTTTGGTGAACGGCCTGCGCTGCTTAGAGGCAAGGCGATATTGGAATCCCTGATTGATTGTGTACCCGCCGCGATTGTTTGCTTGGACAAGCCCTGCCGCCTCAGCAACACCGGGGTCGGATAGCAGGAACGCCCGTGTACCAGCATTAGCAACTTGCGGCCTGTCAAATATGTGATTTTCTGCCTTTGGGTCAGTAAAAGTCCCGTTCATTTTAAGGTCTTTAACAACTTTTCCCTTGGCATCTTTGAGCGGCACAGAAAAGACAAAGTTGCTGCGGGTTCCCGTGCTGGTGGCGTACTTCTTGTCCTTCTCGTCGCCTCCCTTGTCCTTCTTCTCATAATCATTAACCACCTCAAACCCAAGGCGACCACCGATATAGCGGTCCACGGCCTTGTCTGTAACTTTGAGCAAAATACCCTTCTCTGCGTCGGTTAGGTCCTCGTAGGCTTTGGATAAGATGTTTTTGTCGTATCCGAACTGATTGAAAAGCTCCTCATAAACAAATGGCAGTTGCTCCTTAATTACGGGGTCCTGCTTCAAATACTTTAGGCCGTCCCCCGTCTTAACCTGCATCTTCCCCGTTTTGCGGTTGTAGGTAGCGAATACCGGAATGTTGGTTTCTGTTTCGTTGCCATCAATGTCAATTACCTTGGCTTTTTTCACCCCCGCATCTTTAGCCGCCTTGTCGCCAAGTTGAGCGTAATTGAAGTAGGCGGGGTTGCGTTTCACCTTTTCTTCCATCTTGATATTCAGCGACGGGTCAAGGTAGTTGTCGCCCTTTTGAGTCAACTCATGCGCCACTTTGTCGGGGTTGAAGGCGTAGCCGGTCTTGTTGAGTTCCTCAGCCCTTTTGTAAAATCGCTCTTGTTGCTGGTCAAGCATTACTCCCCTTCCCATCTTTTTTGCCTTGGCGGCTCTGGTAACTTGCGCCGTTATATACGGATCTCCATTCGCCCGCCTGATTGCGTCAATCGCCTCCATGTCATCTTTTAAGTTATCCTCGGCATATTTCATAGGAAACAATCCCCCCTTAGCCGCCACATCAAACTCTGGATACTTTATCGGCTCCTCTTTGACCGGCTTATTGGCCTTCATCCGCTGCAATGCCTCAAACTTAGCCATCGCATCCCGACGGTTGGCAAGGTTACCCAATACGCCCAAAGTAGGCATCGGGTTAAACACCTGCGCCTCACCGCTGCCAATCCGGCCTCCCGGAACTAAAACATTACCACTAAGTTCTGCCATGCCTGTATCCTAAATTGCGCTCAATGATTTTAAGGATTGTCGTTCTGTCAATCTTGTTCTGCTGGGTTATCTGATACAAATATGCACCCGCATAGTCATTCTTGTACGTTTCGGCCATCGCCAAAGACCCCCGACTCCGGTGCCACTTCCACATACAGTAGTCCTTAAAGCAAGCAATAAACCACGGATTGATGCACGTTTCGCCCGACGGGGTAATGCAGTTCTTGTAGAAATGCAGGACAATATTGGTGTACGGATACCGGTGCGAAGTGTATATCCGGTTGGTCTTGTAGTCAATGCTGTAATCGCCAAAGTCCTGACCGTTCCCGAAGCTGGAAAGCCCCATCGACCCGCTCCCACTCCATGCCCCAACCCCGTACAAGCTACCCCAATACCAGGCATTTGCCTGAGAATCGTTGGTGACAAGTCCCTTGGTTGGCTGCACGGGAAGCTGGTTTGTCCCCCGTGTATTTAGTGCCAGCCCTTTGATGTACCTACCCACCTGAACCCCCACTGAAATAAGGTCCACCATGCCCACCGGAAGCGGGACGGAATTGGACCCTGAATTATCGAAGTAGTAGGTGACGGTAGCATCCCGGTCGGGGACCTGAAAGGTTTTGGCGTCCTGCTGCATTTGCCGGACAAAGTCAAGGCCCCACGAAATGAACTTGAGTTCTTCGGATGCGGGAATGTCGTTTTCAAGCAACATCACCCCGACAAGTTCCCGTATGGATTGTGTAAGTTTTCCCATATTATTTCACGTTAGGGTTCTGGTCGGTTATCATATCCGCCGGCATTCCCATCCGGATTCGTAGTAATGGCACAACCCTTTCAAGGACCAAAAGCCCCTGAGATTCGGTAAGCGTTGTGGAATTAGCCACGGCAAGCGTTACCACCACCGACGGAAACTGAATCCGCTCAACGCAGGTTGGCAGAATAAGGATTTTCCCTGCCAAAATGGCGTAAGAAGGTTTGTCCAAAAATTCAAGCAACGACCCACCTTTAAGCAATTCATACTTGTCGTAACCCATTAGTGGTAAAGTATTTCCAGCCGCCTGTACTTTGTGTACGCCCCGGTTCTTAGGAAGGGCAATATACGCTTCGGGCAAGACCGCTTGCTTTAATCCAAGGGTGGCGTTGTCGGTCAGGCTGATTTCGTATGGCACAAGCCACTGCCCCTGAACCTCCGACTGGTTCATTGCCTTGTAGTTCTCAAAGTATTCCTGACGGGCAACAACAGGCAGGGCCTCCCGGACCAAAGCCCGGACCTCACGCTTGTCGATACCCTCCACTGTCGGGCGACCCCCACTCACCATTAAAACCGCTTGGTCGGCAAGATATTCGATGGTCATAGCTGCTGCTGTAATTGAGATTGTGAGCCCTGAATCAATACTCCGTTCTGCAAAGTAAATCCAAGATTCTGAATTGTAAGGAATACAAGGGCAGGAATCTTTTCAGGAGTCCATAACAGGTCCTGCGTCACGGTGATTGTCGGAATCGGACCACCGCTTTCTGTGAGGGTAAACTGGGGCTCCGGGGGCAAAATATACACCGACGCCTCAACCCCCGTGTAGTCGCTTGGCAGCACCTCGAATTGCTGGTATTGCTCCGGGTCGGTTAAGCGCACAAATCGGGCGTATGGGAACTCGTCTTCGGGCGGCACAACCGCATTCTGGTTCATGGTGGCCCACTGATTCGGGGGTAGTATTTTGGCCCCGTAATACGGCCCGTCTGCCACGTATTGCACGTCAAGGTTCTCCACAATGTCCACCACCTGATCGGCAAGGCTGACAATAAGCGGGTTGCCAGTGAGGGGGATTATTTGAAACAATTCGGCAAGACTGTCGAGAGTTAATGTTGTTTCGCCGAAATTCAGGACGGCCTTTGGGCTGTTCTTTTGATATTGCGCCATGTTTCCACGGAACCTTTGGTATAGCTGTGTATTGGCAAGCGATATTGCGGTCTGCATTTCGGTTGTACTCCGGAAGTAGGCCCCAGCGTTGATTGCGTTATAGACATTGGTTATTACCGTTTCAAGGACTGCCATGGCAAGCTAAATTTTTGCGAAAATAATGAAAAATCACTGGATTGACCAACTAACACAAATTGACCACGGCGGCATTCAATATTTTATGCGCAAGGACAATTTTATAGACAACCAATGCTTTCGGGAGTCTGTGCTTGAAGACCAATACCGCCTTTCAAGCCTTATCGGCAGAATAGACTACGTTATTGACATCGGGGCGTGTCAGGGCATCTTTGCCGTCAGGGCAAACGCCATCCTTAAATGCCCTGTCTATTCCTTTGAGCCGCACCCCGACAACTTCAAAATTCTTACCCTGAACGCAAAGGACAAGTATCCACAAGTTTACCCGTTTGAGGGGGCGTTTATGCCTCGTAATTCAGGGCAGAGGGGCTTTTTAACCAGCGACGGCCACGAAGCGGCAAATCATTTGGCCGACGAGGGTATTCCCGTGTTGGGGTGGAATTGTGACGAAATCCTTTCCCTTGTACCCGGAGATGGGCGGTGTTTACTCAAAATGGACTTTGAGGGCGGGGAAGACCTTGCCATTCAGGACTTCCACTACTTCAACTACAAAACCCTTGATGTTGTTGGCGAGTGGCACCACGACCCTGAGCCCGTTAAACGTGCTTTACATCAATGGAATTTTCAAAACATTGAGGTTGAAGAAACAGGGGATATAACAGGACTATTTTTTGCAACAAAGAAGAGATGATAAATATTAACGGAATTGAACTCCTCGATTCGTGGGACGGGTCAAAGGAGAATGTAACGGTGGTGGTTAGCCCGCCGCAAAGAACCTATGCAAGCGCACCGGTTTTGCCAATTGACATTTACCCTGAATCCTATGAATCCTATGCCATTGCATTGTTTCGAGAGGACAGGGCAATTTCAAAGCCATACGCTTTAATTGCTTATGAAAGCCAACGAGACGAAAAGCTGAATGCGTTATTTGAAGATTTAAAAAGAGTATTCGGCCCCGACCTTAAAATTGTAATTCAATGATCGAAATCAACAAAATCTATTGCCTCGAAGGCGACACCCACATAACCAACGACATCCGACGCACCGGAACGCTCAAATGGGACAAAACCTTTGAGAAGGTGCTACAACTCATTGGGCGGGGAAACGGGCGGGTTATGGTGGACGTAGGGGCTTACATCGGGGATAGCACCAAATGGTTTGAGGATGCAGGGTTTAAGTGCCATGCTTTTGAGCCCATGCCCGATGCGTTTGAGTGCCTTGAAAAGAATGTACACCCCGATACCACCTGCTATAATTTGGCCGTCGGGAACGGTCAGACCTATGGCACCACAACGGAGTCCGAAGGAAATTTGGGCGGTCGCAGCCTAATCCTAAACGGTGGCGGCACGATTGCTCCTACCCTTGACTTCTTGTTCCCCGACGGCATTGACGTGCTTAAAATCGACGCAGAGGGCTTTGAGCCTTTCATTCTCGAGGGGGCTGCCAACATCCTGAAAAAGAAGCCTATCATTATCATTGAAGTCAATGAAGAGGCTTTGGCACGGTTCGGGTTCGGGCCGCAGGATATTTTGAAGCATCTGGAGGGCTATGAATTTGAGGAGGTGTATCGGTATGGGCACGGTCAATTTGACTTGGTCTGCTTCCCGAAAATGACCTTTGCCATTGCCATGCCCGTCTGCAACCGCCCTGAGTACACCGACAAGGCGCTGAAGGCGATTTATGCCATGGAGGGGTGGGGCGGGACAATTCATGCCCATATAGACCCTCAACCCGACGGGACAATCAATCAAGACGTTCTCGATGTTCTCAAAAAATACCAAGTAGGAATACGGGCCGCAAAGACAAAACTCGGCTGCAACGGCAACGTAAAGGCCACCCTTGACCTCGCATGGGAATCAAGTCCCGACGTGGTTATCTGCATCGAAGACGACGTGGTGGTAACTCCCGACGCATTCAGGTACATCAAATGGGCCGCCCGACGCTACAAGCACGACCCCACTTACCGAACCATCGGGCTTTGGTCTCATAAGGACGGATGGAAGCCGTCTATGCCGTGGAATGACTTGGAAGCAACCAAAGTGATGGAGCAACCTGCCTTTTCTGTGTGGGGATGGGCTACATGGAAAGACCGCTGGCAGGAAATATCCGACAACTGGACCACTGGACCCGACGTTCACGACACCTCATGGGACGTAGTAATGCTTTCGCAGCTAAACGGCAGGAAAGAAGTGGTGCCATCCATTTCCAGAGCAAACAACATTGGAGCCCTCAACGGTACGCACCAAGGCGCAGTTCACCCGACGGTGCTGGCTTCCGGATTCGACACCTCCGGAGCGTATTGGGCCCCGATGCCAGACAAGGCGAAAAGAAAGGTCTTTGTGGTTATGGGGGCCTTCGGAGACATCTATATGATTGCCAAGCACGTCCCTCCCGGTTCCATCATTGCCACATCTCCGCACTACGCTGACATTGTGTACGAACTCTTTCCCGACCTTGAAGTGTTTGAGGTGGAGGGCGACCGCAATAGCCTACCCAACGTGGCTGCCATGTGCGCATACAAGTACCCGACCTACGACATTATTGTCGCCCAACAGGACGGGCAGGGAACTGACGTGGTGAAACCGTACCGGTCGTATCAAAAATTTCAAGAGGCAATGGCCCGTTCATAAAATGCACAACTACAAAAAAGTCATCATCAATCTCGACGGGAACTCCAGTAAGATTCAGCATCGGGACATCGTCGAAAAGAACATTGCAGAGGCCCTGCTTGCCCTGCAAATCCCATACGAGTTCTACAAGTCAAAGCGCAAAGGATTTAAGGTGCTGATGGAGGACATGAACCAGCCGGATACGCTCTATATTTTGGCTGATTCGCTCCAATATCATTTCTGCGAGCAGCCGCATATTGTCATTTGCCGGTCAATTCCGTGGGTACAATCTTCCGTAAAGCCGTCCACCATTGGCCGCCTGACTAACGAGATGCTATTGCAGGACCCGACCGAACTCATCGCAACCATCGCAAGAAACAAGGTGATGCGCCAAGAAAACGACGCCCCTGATTGCCGGACCTATCTGCTTTTCAACGACTATGCCGAAACCACTTCTGACTCCTTCGGGCGTAACGGCGGGGCGGCAATGTCGTGGATGGTTTGCGGGATAAACGACATCCACCTTGAGTTCTTGCCATACGAAGAGGAGGGAAGGCCGTTTGTCAATGAAATGCTAAAGCTTGGCATTGAAAGGTGTAAGCACCCCGACGACATTCTGATTCTGACGAATCGTGACGTGTGTCTTATCCCTGAAGCAACGGGGCTCATAAGAGCGTTCATGGACAACCGCAATATCGACGCCTGCTTTGCGCAGAGGGTGGATGTGCAGTATTCAAAGCCCCTGACCTTTACGGACCTGATGGGTAAGCCTCAGTATTCAGGGATTGACGTTTTCTGCTTTCGGCCCTCCTACCACAAGCTACCTGAATTGCTCAGTGTGAATCTATTGCTTGGCTTTGAGGGATGGGATAATCTGTATGCCAACATTATTCAATGCCGCCTACCTTTTTCGTGCGCCTACCACTGGCCCCATATTGGCGGCTGGCAAACAGACAACAACGAAGGGAATATGTTCAACAGGCAGCAAATAGCGGCCCATGATTCAAATGTGATTGTGGACGGGATGAACGGGATGGTTTGGTACAAAAGAAAGCATTGAGGCCCCCGAAGAGGCCCCAATTCCTTACGCCTGAATTGCACCAAATGCAGACCGGACGCTGGCAACAGACAACTTCACCGTAGTATTGTTAGCCGCCAAAGTGGCAGCGCCATACATAAAGGTGGAAGAAGCTGTGGTTCCAGGAACGGAAGCAAGCGTTGGCCAGTTGATAAAATCGCTGTCGAATGTTACCAACTGCGACCCCGGCGAGCCGAGGGGCTTCCCAGATGAAGGCACCTGAGTAGCAACCATTGTTCTTAAAAGTCCCATTTCAGTAAGACGGATTGTTTTTGCCCGTCGGGACAAAGTTATGCAATTCTCCGATAAAAGAATCCCTCCCGACTCCAGTTTTTTGACCGCACCTGGCCGTCCTGCTGCTGCTGAACGTACCACTTTGCGTTCCCGTAGTCGTTAATATTATATTCTGCCGTACTCAGCATAAGCCTTGACATGGCGCCGTCGGACTTTTCCCGGTCAATCAGGTTGAAGTTCATGTCGTCCTGTATCGCCTGCTTGAAAGGGTAGCGGATAGGCTGCTCGACAATATTGTATGAAAACTCCTTCAGGTACACGCTGTCGCCCCGCAGAAACGAATTGTGGTATTCACAGGCGTCGCCAATACTTCCGTTCTTAGTCTGCTCACTGCTCCCAGTGAAAATCCCGATTTCCTGATTTTCCTTTTTGTTTTCAAACCCCAATATCTCAAACTTCTTGAGCATGAACCCAATAAGGCCATGTTCAATCATATACTTCTCAAAGGCCGCACTCCGGTTGTTTTCAAGGGATATGGGCATGGAGTAATATTGGGCAATAAGGGCCATTTGCTCAAAGTCCCAATTCGGGTTCTGAGGGTCGTTTTGCCTGTTGACAAATTCAAGGAAAAAGCACGGGGTAGGCAGATAGTCGGGCAAGGTCATTCCCGTTTCCTCAATGTGACGAATATTGGCCCGCTCGTATGCCTCGTTGAAATAAAGCTTGCCCGATGCCCCCTGCTTTGACCCTTCCTGCTTCACCTCTGTCTTAGCGTAGGGGTCAAGGCCAAGGATGCCCAGCTTGTGGTTGAGCGGAATGAGTACGTTGTTCTTGGCTCCGAACTTACCGATGGTATGCGCTGGCGGCTCCCAGGTCCTGAACACCGGACCCTTGGAGTCATCCACCCATACGGGCAGGCGGCAGTTCTTCTTGTCCAATGCCTTGAAATATCCGGCCTTGATGCGGCCCTGAACCTCCGGAACGTCTACCGCTGAAAGCAAGTCGCTTAGGATGTTCACGTCGAACGGGCAGAACGGGTTGAGGCTGGAAAATACATCGTATATGGTGAATGGGTTCTGACGCCGCTCCTCCATCCACAAAGACTCTCTTTGCTTCTTTTTCTGTTCGGCATCAAGTTCCAGCTTCCTTTTGGCCCCCATCCGGACAAGGGGAATCCCCTCGGAGTCCTCCAGATGCCGGTGATTGGCCTGCATATGCTCCCATTGCTCGTCTGTCGGGTCGTCGATAATGTCCTCTCCATACGGACCAATGAATCCAGGCTGTCCGATATAGGACGGCAAAAACAGGTTGCGAAGCTTGTTTGAGGTGTACAGGTATTTGCCTTCTTCAGTGGTGGCAAGGTCAGCGTCGAAAAAGAACTTTTTGTAGTTCTTGCCTCCCTTTTCAATCTTGTTTGAGGTGGATGGCAAAAAGGCAAA